ACCCCGGCCTCTTCGGATACCTCCCCCGCCCGGCGCATGGCCCGCTCCAGGTCACGGGCAGCATCGGCGACGGACTTCTGGCTGGCTGCCGCTCGGCGGTCGGCATCCCGGCGGGTGTCGGCCAGGGACTCGACCGCATCGGCGACCGCCCGTTCGGCCTTGATGGCGTCCCGGCTGGCGGCGACCTGGGCACGGGAGAGGTCGCGCTGGGCCTCGATCTCGGACTTGCGGGCCTCCTCGACGTCGCGCACGGCCGCCGCGATCCGGCGCTCGTCCTCGACGGCCTGGCGGGCGAGGCGTGCCCCCTCCTTCTGGACCTTCAGCCCCTCCTTGCGGGCCTCGGTGACCCGCTCCTCTGCCCGCTGGATGCCGGCGGCCTGGGCCTCCTGTGCATCGGCCAGCGCCTCGCGGTCCCGGCGCTCCCGCTCTGCGGCGTCCTTGCGGGTCTTGGCCAGGTCGTCTTGGGCGTCCTTGAGGTCCCGAGCGGTGCGCTTGCGGTCCTCCTCCTCCTCCTCCCGTGCCCGGCGCCGGTCGATCTCGGCCTGGATACGGGCCCGCTCCTCCGGCGTCTTGGCCGCATCGAGGCGTCGCCGGTCCTGCTCCCGCTGCTGGCGCTCACGGGCACGGTCGGCCGCTCGCTCCTGGATGTCCTGAATGCGCCGCTCGGCAGCGTTGATCCGCTCCTGGCCCTCCAGGCGGCCCTCTTCGAGGCGACGTTGGGCGTCGGCCACGTCCTCGGCCAGCTGGATGCGCCGCTCGGCCAGGTCCTCCTCGGCCCGCAGGATGTCGTCGTTGGACCGCTGGACCCGCTCGGCGTATTCCTCCTGGGCCTCCGCCGAACGCTCGGCCAGGTCCTGGCGCAGCTCGGTCAGCCGCTCCTCGGCGTCGACCACCCGCTGGCCCGCCTGGACCACCCGGTCGTTGGCGGCGGCGACCTGCTCGGCGCTGCGCTCGGCGCTCTCGACCCGGGCCTGCTCGGCGTCGATGATCGCCTGTTGGGCGTCCTCGATGGCCTCGGCGCTGCGTTCGGCGTCCAGGGCCTGGTTCTGTTGGGCGGTGGCCAGCCGGTCGGTAGCGTCCTCGACGGCCTCCGCTGCGGCTTCCTGGGCCCGTGCCGCCGCCTGGGCCGACCGGCCGGCCGAGACGGCCGAGGTTGCCGCTTCCTTCTGCTCGGCGCTGTAGGCCTTGAGGGCGTCGCCGACGCCGGACAGGGCGCCCTTCACCACGCCGAACCCGGCGGCAACGGCAATGCCGCCCACGGCCAGGGCGGGGATCAGGTTTGCCAGCTGGCTCAGTGGGGCCACGGCGGCCAAGGCGGCGCCGGTCAGGGCCACCAGGCCGGAGGTGGCCGCAGCGATGCCCTGGGTCAGCGCCGGCGGCAGCACCAGCAGGCCGAGCACGGACGCCGCACCCGTGGCCCCGCCGACGAGCGTGGAGAGCAGACGCCGGAGGTGGCGGTCGTCGACGTCGACGCCGACCTTCACCTTCTGGCCGGCGCCGGCAGTGGCCGCCGCTCGGCTGACTTCGCCCCGCAGGCCGGTGGCATCGGCGCCCACGGGGATGTCGACACCGGCCTGGGCCGCCTCACGCTGGGCCTTGGCCCTCAGGAACGCCGCCCCGCCCTCGGCGAGCGCAAGGTGGGCCGGCACCTTCACGTCCCTCCCGGCCAGCCATGCCGCCCGTGCCGCATCTCCTCGCAAGGCAGCAACCTCACGGTCGCTCAGGGTGACGCCCATCTCGATGTCGACGCCGGCAGCCTTCGCCGCCCTGATCGTCGCTGCTCGAAGCGAGATCGCTCCGCGCTCAGCAAGCGTGAGTTCAGCCTCGATCTTCGCCCCGGTCGACGCTGCAGCCGCAGCACGACTCACTTCGGCGCGCAGGCCCCGGCTCTCGGCCGACAGGGGGATGGCCGCCTTGACCGAGGCGAGGGCGGCCCTGATAGCCCGGTTGGCCTCGCTCCGGAAGCCGGTCGACTCGGGCCTGATCTCGACGAAGGCGCCGGCGATGCGAGCCATCGACTACGCCCCTTCGCCGGTGGTCACGGCGCCGCCCAGGGCACGGATGGCGGCCAGGCGGTCGGCGCTGAAGCGCTGCGGATCGGGATCGGGGACGGCACGCAGCACGGGAGCCGCCGCCGGTGGCAGGGCGCGCGGCACCGGTCGGCTCACGACTCGGGGCCTCGGTTGTAGTGCGGCATCGAAGTCGATGCGCTCGTCGGCGTCGAGGTCCTCAACCGCTGCTGCGTACACAGCGTTGAGAAACTCTGGGCCGCTCAGACTGCCGAGGCCAGGGGCGCCGTGGTTGCTGCGCCGTCCGTCGATGAGTCCCCAGTGCCGATCGGCGATACGGCAGAGCTCGCGGACGGCGACGTAGGGCGACCGAACACCGCCGTCATGAGGTCGCGGGCGACCTGGATGATCTTGTCGATCCCGACCTGGTTGCGCCGGCACACCCGCTCGAAGCGGGCGAACTCCCGCCGGGGCATGACCGCCTCCATGAACTCGAAGAAGACGGAGAACTGCCGGGCCGAGATCAGGCCGAGCTCTTCGACGGCGACTGCATCTCCCTTGGCGGCTCGTTCACGAAGCTCGTCCATCTCGGCCTCGTCGACCCCGTCGGCCTCATCGGCGCCGGCCTTCATGAACCTCATGAGGGCGAAGCCGTCGATGATGACGCCCTCGTCGGATGGCTTGTGGGTGGAGAACTTCTCCCCGCACAGCCGGAACGTGGCGGGCTTGTCGGCGGCCTCCCGGGCCGCCGCCTCATACTGTGTGGTCATGGCGGGCTACGCCGCGACGCGGTCTTCGGCGAAGAACCAGTCGAAGGGCGACAGGCCGCCGCCGGGCTGCTCCAGGGAGAACTCGGCGTTGAACTTGGCGAAGTCGGCGCCCTTGCGGCGAGCGATCTCGCTGTTGCCCGACTGCATCACCCGACGCCAGATGACCCGCTCAAGCCCATCCTCGGCGTCCCACCCGAGCATGGCCCGGACCTCGGCGCCCACCTGGGGCGGCGAGAAGCGGGAGCCGTGACGGCCGACGATGGTGACCGACACGCCGGCGGCGGTGGCGGTGGCGTTGGCGCTCATGGTGGCCGTGGTGGCGTTGGTCACGGCGAGGATCGTGGTGGCGGCGGGGATGCCGGCGCCGGTGACCGTCTTGCCCACGTCATCGGCGGTGAAGCCGGCGCTGGCCGAGGTCAGGGTGGGGCTGGCGCTGGTGGTGGCGGCGTCGGTGACGACCTGGCTGTCGGGGGTGGTGGTGCCGCCGTTCATGAGCAGCTTCAGGTGGGCCAGGGTGATCTCGGCCATGGCGAAGGCGACCTTGGTGTCTCGCTTGGTCGTGACCCGGCGCACGGGGTCGAGGAGCTCGGCGACCTCGACGTCGTCGATGCTCAGGCTGGAGCTGAACGAGTGGCCCTCGGCGGTGTAGCCGACGGCGACCCATCCGGCCGGCCAGGCGGCGACTCGGGATGCAGGCTCGGTGGTGCCCAGCGGCGCGTAGTACAGCGTCCCTGGGCCGGTGGTGACGTTGGCGGTATCCGGTGATGCCATGAGCTATGTCTCCTCAGCTCTCAGGGGGTGGTGGGTGCTGCGCGCCCCTTCGTCGGGGCAACGGCCGGCGCCTGCGGCGGCGTGGCCGGGTTTGCGTCGCCCGTGGCGGGCGGCGAGGTGGTGCCGACGGCAGGGTCGGCCGGGGACAGGCCGGCGGCGGCTGCCGCTTCGGCGGCGTGGACCTTCAGCTCGGCATCGGAGAACTGCGGCGAGGACGCGACGCCGGTACCGGACAGGATCGTGGGTGCGTCCTCGGTGTCGAGCAGACCGAGGCGGCGGGCGGTGTCGACGGGGATCGGGTCGCCGGGGTTGAACGCCCGGACACCGTCCATGCGGATGACCCGAGGGGCCTCGATGTGTTCGTAGGGAACCTGAGCCACGAAAAACGCCTCCTGGACGACAAAAAGGGGCCGCTCGCTCTTCCGAAGAAGATGCGAGCGGCCCCGAAGGTCTCGACTGCTGTGCAGGGTACCCCTGCTGGTGCTAGGTCAGGTGGAACCTCTCACGCTGTCCCACCCGGCCGGTACAATTGAGGGTGCCGGGGCGCTGCGCAAACAGCCCCCGGCGTGGTCAATCCCTGGTGAGAGGAATCGACATGCCGAAGGGTATCCCGGGCAGCCGTGGGACGTGCAACGTGGTCGAGAATGGCCAGCGATGCACCAAGCCCCACTACGGCCGAGGCATGTGCAACACGCACTGGGCCCGGTGGCGCCACCACGGCGACCCGCTCATCGTGCTCCCGCATCGGACCAGCCGCCTCCTGCCTTACCTCATGGAGTGCGTGCGATCTCGCGATCGGTCGACGGGCTGCTGGCGATGGGAGAACAGCTGCTCACCCGCCGGCTACGGACAGATCAGGGTCGGCTACGACCTCCGCTTGGTGTCGCACATCGCCTTGGAGGCCGATGGTAAGCCCCGCCCTTCCCCGGAACAGAGCGCACTCCACTCCTGCGACAACCCGCCATGCTTCAACCCGGATCATCTGCGTTGGGGCACCCAGCAGGAGAACAGCGACGACAAGCTGGAGCGGGGCCGGTCGAACAGGGGAGAGCGGCACGGGATGGCGAAGCTGACTGCTGACGATGTCCGAGAGATTCGGCGACGAGTCGCCGCTGGAGAGATGCAGAAGTCGCTGGTACCGATCTTCGGTGTAAGCGGCGGCACCATCAGCAGGGTCGTCCTGCGGAAGGATTGGGGCTGGCTTGACTGAGCGTCAGGCCTTTCGCAGGTAGAACGCGATGTCACAGGTGTACCGGCTGCGCCCGTCGACCGGCGACGGCGACCACACCGGCCCGTTCTCGACCTCGGCCCCGAGGCACACGACGCCGGCGCTCATGATGGTGCCCGACGCCAGCGACTCCGCCGCGCTGACCAGGGCGGTGGCGATGACGCCGAGGGCGAACTTGTCCGACGGTGGCCGCCGGTCGGTCGGCGTCTCGCCCAGCAGGTCGATCTGGATCACAGCCCGGTCGACGGGCACGCCACGCACGGGGCGGCCGGCCACCCGGGTCAGCACGCCGAGGGGGAAGGTGGCGCCGCTGACCGGCACGCCGAAGAAGAACCTGGTGCCGATGCCGGAGATGTTCAGCGACCGTGCCCACGTGCGGACAGGGCCCTCGCATTCGACGTAGGTGTACTGCAGCGCCCCCATCAGTCGTCCGCTGCGTCCAACGCTGGCCGAAGGAACGGCTGGGGCCGCATGCCCTTGATCGAGCGGCGGTAGATGACCTTGCCGTCGACCTCGAAGCGCAGCATGCCGCCGTCCTTGGCCGTGATCCGCTGTCCCTTGGACTTCGAAGCAGGAACGCCGGGGATCGTCTCTTCGAACAGGCCGGTGCCACGTTCGACGTGGACTCCGTACCGCTTGTTGACGCCAACCTTGCCGACCAGCCCCTCGTCGTCACGCTCGATCACGTGGTGGATGTCAGCCCGCAGTGCGCCCTCATCGACGGGGCAGAGCTCCACGGCCCGGGCCTCGACGTTCAACGTGCGGCGCAGCAGGTCCTTGCCCACCGGGCCCGTGGGCGACTCCAGCAGGTCGTAGAGGCCCTTCTCATCCATGACCACGCGTACAGCCATCTACGTCGCCGGCTCTTCGTACTTCACCATGGCCACGTCGCCGACGCCAAGCTGTACCGGCTCGTTGTTCAGGTCCCGCAGGCCATCGAAGCGGAAGGCGGTCGGAATCGAGCGGTGATGGGCGATCATCACGTCCACGACCTCACCGGTCGTGCGCTGCACGATGCCTGGCAACCAGTCCCATTCGTCGCTCACGTCGCCGCTCCTCTCACTTCGTTGACGCCGGCCACCACGTGATCCAGGTCGCCGTCGGGATCGGGGCGCGCCTTGGCCCAGGCGACGGCGTAGGGCTGGCCGGTAGCCTCGTCGTACACGGTGTCGGTGTGGCGCAGGTCGCACGGGTCGGCCAGCAGCTGCCACTGCACCGCCTCCTGCGACCCGGTGTCACCGTGCTCGCCGGCACCCAGCGATGCCCCGCCGCCCGGTGCGGAGAACACGGCTCGCACGCCGGTGTCCACGGTGGTCATGGGCGCCTTCACGTCGTAAGGGTCCTTCCCGTCGTCCGATGCCGGCGGGCGCTTGATGGTGATGGCGTGCGTAGCGAGGGGGATAGTCACTCTCGCTCAGCGTCCCGCCACGCCACTTCGCCGCGCAGCCGCTTCACCTCGGCCACCAGCGCCGGCACGTCGGTACGGGCGTGGGCGATGAAGTCGGCGTCACGGTCGGCACCGTCGTACTGCGGTTCGCCGTCGTCGAAGTAGGCATCGTTTGCCGGAGGGTCGTATCCCATCTGGGCTAGGAACCGCCCATCGGTCGTGCGGTCACCGCCATGGATGTTCAGGAAGCAAGCCGTCGTGGACTGGACGTACCACGGCCCCACCGTCGCCGCCTCAGCCCGAGCCTTGATCGCCGCCAGCTCTTCGTCGGTCAGCGGCTCGCTCACGGCCACACTCCTGCCCTCGATCCGGTCGTCCCGGGCCGGCTGTCCATGCCCTCGAAGAAGTAGCTGGGCACCAAGTCGCCGTCGGCATCGTTCGTGGCCTGCTCGGCCCACGACAGCCCGCCGGCCCACGGCACCGGTACGGCACCGCCGCCAGCGGCGGTCGCCACGTCGTCGGCCAGGCGCTTGGCCAGGTCGGCATAGCCCTTCGAGCGCTGGCTGTAGGACTTGCGCACGTCACCCACGCTGGCGTCCATGAGCCCGGCGAAGCGGGCGGCCACGGCGCCGGCACCGAGGGCTGCAGCGGACAGAGGTTCGTCGTCGGCGTTCGCGAGGAAGAACTCGATCTCCTCGTCGGTGAGGACGAACGGCGCCACCGTGTCGCCCAGGTACAGCCGCACGGCGTCAACGGGGACGCTCGCCGGGTCGCCGGTGTAGGTGGCTGTCACCGGCTCAGTTTGCCACCGGGTCGGCGTGATGGCGGGGAGGTGCTTCGCTACGGCAGCGAAACCGGCAGGCGGCGAAGTGACGCCCTTCGCCGCCGTTGCTCTAACGCTGCAGCCACCACCATTCCGACTCCGAAAAACAAGAAGCGGTCGTAGTAGCCGTTGTGGGTCACGCTGGCGACCAGCCACAACACGACGAAGGACACCCCGGCGGCGTCAACCGGCGTCAGGGGTACCTGGCGCCATGCCGAACGGCAGCCCTTTGCATACAACGTGAAGGCAGCCAGGGCGAGGATCCCGCCCCCTTGGGCGAGGGTGAGGTAAAGGTTGTGGGCGCCCTCGTAGCCGACACCAATCAGGGGCGACGTCAAGAAGTCCCCCCAGGCGTCAGACGCAACCGCCGCCCGCTCCTGGTTGGCCTCGGACACCTGCGGTGCTTCTCCGAGCAAGCGGTCGATGCTTACATCCGCACCCACCGCCGCCAGCAGCGCCAAGCACGCGGCCGCGGCCACAATGAGTCGTGTCAACGACCTGGCTCCGAGCCGACGGGTCACTCTCAAGTAGACGATGACGCCGACTCCCGCCGCCAGCAAGCCGGTCCGGGAACCAGACGCCCCCACGCCGATGACGCATAATGCGCCAGCAAGAGCCCAGCACCGATTCCGTCCGTATAGGGCCATCACCAAGGGGATGGCCAACGCACAGGCAATCCCGAGCTGGTTCGGGTGCGCCGACAGCCCAGTGAAGCGGTACCTGTTGAACGAGGGGGCGATGCTCGCGAGAGACAGGCCGACGACTCCTCCCAAGCGCACCAGAAGTGCCACCGTCGCATTCGCCGCCGCACCGAGTACAAACCACGAGGCGAGCGATCGACGGCGGGTAATCGTCGTTCCGGCCCAGCTGATCACCGTGGGAACGTAGGCCATGGCAATCGCCATACGGACGGCGCCTCCAAACGAACTGGTCGTCCCGACGATATGGCCGAGGAGCGCAGAGAAGAGGACTACAGCGGGTGCGACAACCACCCAGAACGGTGGCATCACTCGTGCGAGCAGAAGGAGATGGATACCACCAGCGACGAGGAACACGTCCGCCAACGTCACGGGGCCTACCGCTAGCCCAGTAAAGGTCATGGCGAACGTCCCCAAACCGACGAGCACATGTCCGCTTGTGCGCCACAGCCGCAATGCCAGAGGAACGAGCGCCACCGCCAGGGCGATCAGTTCGAAGCCGAAGCTGATCGCTAGTCCGGTTATCGCCGCGAGGCCGACCGCAAGAAGGTATGTCACTTCGGCCAAGGAGCCTACCGCCCCCGAAGACTAGGCTCCCGTCCTCCGGCCGGCGATGCCCAGGGCGTTGCCGAGGTACAGCGTCGATGAGGCGTGCTTGTCGGTCATCTTGAGGCGCAGGAGCTTGTCGCCATCCAGCACGGTCAGGCCGGTCACTTTCCGGGTCGTGACAGCGTTCGCTGCGGCGTACCCGTCGATGGTGGTGATGTCGCGCCAGGTGTCCGAGGCCGAGCGACGCAGCGACACCGTGTAGATGCCGCGGTTGGTGCCTTCGGAGTGGTACAGCACGAACTCCCAGGTGCCGCCCAGGAGTGGGAAGGGGAGACGGAACACGACCTCGGCGTTCTGGGCACCGCTCGATGACCGGATGGCACCGTAGAAGCCGGAGGTGGCAACCAGGCTGTTCCAGTTGACGTGAGACACCTCGGGGAGAAAGGCGGGGAAGTCGAAGCTGCTGGCGAAGGCTCTGGTCGTCATGCGTTCTCCGGGAGTGGCAGCGTCTCGTCGGACGGTGCCCACTGGTGACCCGTCGTTTCGTCGACGTGGACCGGGCCGGGGTGGCCGGCGTCGAGTGAGCAGACGATGCGGACCCGCTTCTTGCCCTCGCCGGCGTAGCCCTCGGCCCCGCAGGTGTCGGCCTTGCGTCGGCGCGTCATTGAGCCACCGGCCCGAAGATCGACGGGTTGAGGGCCAGGGCCAGGGCGGCGTCGCCGGCGTTGGAAGGGTGGATGCCGTCCACCGTGCGGAAGTTGGCCGTACCGTCGGCGGCCCACCTGCCCGAGTTCGGGGCGGACTCGACCTGAGCGGTGATGTCAACGACGCCAGACAGGGGCGAGGGGACCGTGCGGATCCAGTCGTTGACCGCCACCCGAAGCTGCTCCTGGTCGGCGGCACCGCCTGTGAACGGGGTCTGGTTGCCCACGGTCAGGAAGCCGTCCGTCGAGGTCGTATACGGCGTGATGGTGGTCTGCCACACCCGCAAGCCGCGACGGATGAGGTAGTCCCAGATGAACTGGAAGTTGGCCTGCACCGTGGCGAGGGTGGAGAGGGCGGTGTTGATCCCGTTGCGGCCCAGGTTGGACAACACCACGTCGCAGCCCTCCAGCAGCCGGAGGCGCTGCCCGATCACGGTGGGGGCCATCGAGGTGCCGGCGTTCGGCAACGCCATCATCTGGAAGCTGTAGGCGTTGTTCAACGCACGATGCGACCAGCCGAAGTTCCGGTTGACGGTGTTGTTGTTGGCGTAGTCGGCCATGATCGAGTCACCGAGCAACCCGATGACCGGCGACCCCTCGTACTTGCGGAGGCCCCAGCACACGTCCGGGCCGTAGGACTGACCAGCGGTGGTGTTGGCGGGAGCGGCCCCGGAACCGGTCAGGTCGGCGTCGTCCCAGCCCTCGTTGCGACTCGGGTCCAGCCACATGCCCAGAGGCCAGGAGCCGCCCTCCTCGACCTCGATGCGGGTGAAGGTGTAGACGGTCTGGCCGATGACCACTTCGGCCTCGATGGGGTCGGAGACGACCACACCGCCTGGGACGACGGCGACGGTGCGCTGGTTGCCGAAGGTGATCGGGACGACCAAGCCCGAGGCGTTCATGAAGCTTGCTCGCACGTAGATGGTGTTCAGGCCCGGAGCGTCGACACCCGGGGTGCCGCCGAGGTTGACGCCCCCGTTGCCCCAGTTGGAGAACTGGAGCTGGAGCGACTGACCGCTGGCGATGACGTAGTGCTGGCGCTTGTAGGTGCGAGCCTCGACGCCCGCCGGCGAGATGGCGAGGTTGTTCTGCGGCTGGCAGCGTGAGAGCAGCGGCCGTCGTTGACGGCGGAGCTGGCGGCGGGCCACGCTGGGCGAGAGAGCGGGTGCGTCGAGAACGCCCATCAGGCCACCGTGACGGCGGGTCGGTTGGTGACCGCTCCGTCGCTGTTGCGGGTGACGGCCGGCTGGGTGAAGGTCAGCGCACCCTTCGTGACCGTGTAGGCGTCCACGGCGCCCGGGAAGGCGGAGGAGACGGTGGTGGCGGTGTAGGCCCCGGCTGTGCCGTCAGGCCACACCACGCCGGCGCTGGTGGCCGCTCCGTTGGCGTCTCGGGTGATGGCCCCCACGATGATCGGGTCGAGGAGGGCGGCCAGCTCGGCGTCCCCTGCATATGTGCCCGGGCCGATGCCGTCGATGGCGTCAGCGACTGCCGCGGCCACCATCGACTTCAGGACCCCGTGCTGGAAGATCACGCTGTCGCCGTCATCGGCGTACGGCGGGTACACGGTCAGCGACCACGGCGGGTCGAGCAGGCCCAACCGGTCGGCCGTGGCGAGCGGTATGGGATCGCCGACGACGAAGGCGAGGGTGCCCCCGAGGGTGATCCGGGTGGGCGCCAGCACGTGGGAGTACGGAACAGCGGCCATACCTACGGAGTGCCGCCCTGGACGAGGTTGACCTCGCCGACCTCGACCTTGTCGATCTCCTCCTGCAGTTCCGTCAGCCGCTCGTCCAGCCTGTCGACGGCGCCGATCGGGATGGCGCCGCCGAGCAGTCGGCGGATGTATTTGGAGCTGGCGGTGTTGTCCGCCACCTACTCCTCCTCGGCGCTGCCGCCTTGGTTCCCGCCGACGCTCTGGTCGCCCTCTCCCTTCGGCCTCTCGGCCATCCGCCGGTCGAGCTCGTCCAGCAGCCTCTTGCGGGGCTTGGCCGCGCCAAGCTCGGCGTCGACCACACGATCGAGGTCGCCGGGGTTGGCGTCCACGTGGGCCAGCACGTCAGGGATGGCATGAGCGGTGGGGTCGAAGAGGTCGCCCTTGTCGTCGTCGGCCGGCGTCGGCGCAGGCGAATCCTCATCGGCCAGCAGCTTCCGGCGCTCGACCTCGGCCAGGAGGTCGTCGTCGGAGGCGTCGGTGAGCGTGGCGGCGCCGACTGTGGCGTCAGGGGCGACGCGCACGACGAGGCCCATGGCCACCGTGCGATCGGAGACCACCTCGTCAGGAACGACGGCGCCGCGGTCGTAGTCGACGCCGCCGAGCCGGCACCGGCGCTGGGTGATGCCGGGCATCAGCCGGAGACGACGCCGGAGAAGAACACGCCCAGCTCGGGGGCGACGACCTTGTAGTCGTAGGCGACGTCGAGCTGGTACCAGTCGAACTTGCCTCGGGCGTCGGTGCCCTGGGTGACGGCGGCCATGGGGTTGAACGCCTGGGCACCGAGCAGACCCCGCCAGGCGAAGGTGTACCCGCCGGAGGGGGCGTCGGTGGACGGCATGGGGGCGGTGTAGACCAGGAGGGCGTCGTTGGCGCCCACGATCCAGTTCCAGGAGGCGGCCGACGTCGTGGCGGCGATGGTCTCCTTCTCCGGGCCGGAGTTCCAGGTCGCCTGGGCCACCAGCACCTTGTCCACGCCGAGCAGGGTGGCGAGGCCGGTGCGGTCCAGCATCCGGGTGTTGTTCACGCCCAGACGGGAGAGCAGCAGCGGGTGGTTGGCGAGGCGGATGTAGGCGTTGACGCCGAGGATCAGCGTGCGGGGAGCGTAGGCGGCGCCGACCTTCTGGGCAGCCCCGAAGCTCTCAGTCATGAGGAACGAGATCGGGTCGGAGTCGTCGTTGTCCCACTGCAGGGTCTGGGTGGCGTTCGGCGTGCCGGAGGCGATACCCGTCACGTCGCGACCCCACACGTCGGTCTTGAAGTAGGTGTTGGCCCACTGCCGGTCCCGGTTGATGAGGTGCTGCTGCTGGAGCAGTCGCACGTTGGCCGCCTCGGGCGAGCCGCTGGGCGGGCCGACGTAGGACGGGCGCTCGTCCCACTTGATCGTCGCCTCCAGCGAACGGATCGTCGTGGTGTAGCCGTCCTCGGCCATCTTGTACTCGACCTGGCGGGGGTAGCCGCCTCGGGGCCGAGGCCCGACGTTGTCCTGGAAGAAGACCTCACGAGGGAAGGTCTTGTACTTGCCGGAGGGCAGGTCGACGCCGACGACGGGAAAGACCTGGTCGGCGATGTAGATGTTGGGGTCGGGCAGTGACCCTGCGTAGGACAGGGCCACGTTGGTGAGGAAGTTGTTGGGCGTGCCGAGCTGGCGAGGAGTGGGCATTTACTTGATCCCTCCGGGTCGGATCTCCAAGGAGAACTTGTTGCCGGAGGCAGCCGCCGCCGACACGGGCCGTCCGACGATGAACTGGCCGGTGGTCGCAGGCACGAACCGCCCGGCGGCGTCGGTGGTCAGCTCGTCGGTGAGCACGATGGCGGCGCCGGCGATGGCCCAGGTCACGTCCCGGGTCTTGTAGGTGGCCGTCTCGCCGGTGGCCGGGGTGTCCTGGAGGACGCCGGCGAAGTCGGGATCGTTGGCCCCACAGAGCACAACGGTGCCGGTGTCGGCGTTGGTGCCGACGGCGAGCTTGACGCCCCTGTACTGGCCGGTCCCGTCAGCGGAGAAGTCGCCGCCCGAGGGTGCGGCCCGGAAGGCGCCATCCTGAGCGAAGGTCGCCATCAGCCCTCACCTCCCTGGGGCTGGGCCGCCCGGGCAAGGTCGGGGTGCAGGTCGTAGGCCTTGGTGATGGCCGTGGCCCGGTCCATGTTCGGCTCCTTCCGCTGGAGGTCGTCGGCAGCCTTCTCGATCGCGGCCTGGGCGCCGGTGGCGCTCGACACGTCCTCGCCGGCCCCGCCGTACTCACGGAAGTCGCCGCCGCTGGTGACGGCGTGGGCCCCGGCCTTGAGGAGCCGGTGCAGTTCGGCCTTGGCGACGTCGGACAGCTTCTCGTCGACCTCACGGAGCACGGTGCCCAGCGTCTCTGCCTTGGTGGGCAGGCCGGAGTAGTCGGTGCCCTTGGCCTTGGTCAGGTACTCGGCGCTGACCCGGGCGTCCTTCTCGACCTTGGCGTCCTCGGCAGCCTTGGTGGCGGCGGCTTCGGCCTTGGCGATGCGCTCTTGGCCCTCCAGCCACGCCTTGCGCACCGGCTCGGGCATGGTGGCGAGGGCCTTGGCCAGCGCCTCCTCCTCCGACTCGCCGGCGGGGCCGCCGTTGGCCTTGGCCAGCTCGGCCTCCAGCTCGGCGGCCTTGGCCACGGCGGCGTCACGCTCGCCCTGGGCCTTGGTCAATGCCTCGGCCACCGCCTTGGCCACCGGAGGGTGAAGGTGTAGACGGTCTGGCCGATGACCACTTCGGCCTCGATGGGGTCGGAGACGACCACACCGCCTGGGACGACGGCGACGGTGCGCTGGTTGCCGAAGGTGATCGGGACGACCAAGCCCGA